GTAATGACTTTGACAATATAGTCTGAGTCATAGTGGCTGTTACTTGGTATGTACTGTTATCCCATATATAGGAATTACCTGACCAAGTTGATGAGTCTGCTGACCAAGTGCTAGATGCCATTAGCTTTCAACTCCAGAGTAAATATTTCTTACTCTCATAGCTGAGCCTGAGTGTCTATCTCTCTGGTCTGCTTTTTGTAATTTGTCTATAGCATTACCATAACCATTTAGCCATACTGCTACTCTTTCATCATTCTTAATAAAAGGCTCTGCTTCCATAAGAGCACCATATAATAATATGTCTGGTGCATTCTTAGTTAACCAATTGCTTGTAACTGTACCTGATGTGCCATCACCTAGTGATGTAAACTTTTCATAAAAAGCCATCTCAAGTTCATAAGCTGAATCTGGTATGGGTGACAATTGTATCTCATCACCTATTAATGTATAAGCCTTTGGTTTGCCAGTAGTGTTGCTACCATATAATCTGTCTAGCATTTCTGGAGTTATATACTCAAGAGGCTGTGTTGGATTTGTGTTTAATTGTATGTTACGCATTTGTATGTAACCACCCGGCAAATTAAAATACTTCTGTCCAGATGTTGTGTACATTATGCTTCTTACTTCCATAGGGCGTATGCGTAGCTCCCTATTAATCCTAGCTTCTGCTAGTGCAATAAAGTCTGGTATCCTTGCGGTCAAGTCTGACCTATCTAACCAGTCTGCTATTGCATCTTTTAATTCTGTAAATGTACTTAATGCCATTATACTTTTCCTTTAGTAGTTCTCCACATAGCGTTAGCTGGGTCGTTCATCCAAACCTTCATTCTTTCTTGGTTTCCCCATATGCCTTCTCGCATCATTTGTTCTACCACAATAAGTGGTATGCTTGCTACTTTGTGAGACATTACTGAATCACCTTTGTATTGTGTACTTCTGTTATGGAACTTATCTTTTGTGTTTAGCTCGGCTAGTTTCTTAACTACCTTGTCATTTTGCTGACTAGCTACTGTAAGGCTTCCATCTAAATTTGCTATTATTTTTGTATCAATTGCCATAATGTAAACCACCCCAGTTGCCTAGGGTGGTAGTCGGTTATATTAACCTGTAGTGTATCTAATCTTAGCGTTGGCAGCTTCGTTGCCACATCTTAGACCGTACTCAACTAGAAGCATCTTCTTCTCTGAGTCACCTTCTTTAGCGATGTCCACAGTTTGGAAATCACGAAGGTAATCAACTGACCACATATCGTGGTCTAGGAAGTATACAACATCTTGGTCACAGAATCTATCCATGATGATGTTGTAAGTACCAAAGTCTGATACATATACATCAACTGAGTTTTGGATAGTCATATTGTTATCTGCTACTGAGCGAATTGCATCAGCACGACCATTCATAGCTGTGATTAACTTCTTGTTAGTTGCACCAAGTAGGATAGTAGACGCTTCACCGCCTTGTGTCCATACTGCTTCAGCAGCCGAAAGAACATCAGCTTCAGTCATAGCAGCGTGTGTACTAGTAGTACCAGCATCTACAACATTAGTTGTAATCCAGTTAGCAGCACCACGAGTCTCACGAGCAGTTGTTGCGTTACCCGCAGCAGCAGCGTTGTCAGCTAGTAGTGAACCTTCCATATCACGCTTAAGCTCTTTTGAAGCCTTTGCTAGTTGGTGAGCCATTTCTGACTTCTTACCAGCGTTGTTAACTGTCTCGTGTGTACCAGTAACCTCAACAACTTTCTTAGAAATTTGTGTTTGGTTAGTTGCACGAACAGTCGCAGTAGTTGCAGCTGTACCAGCAGCAGCTCCTTCAACATGGTAGTTATTAATTACAGCAGCAGCGAGTGCTTCTGTTTGCCACTCAAATAGAGTGTTAGATACTGAACCTTTACCAGTAATACTGGATAGGAACGGAGTATCCGTTGGTGAAATATCATAGATGACATCTGACAAATCCTCACGGATTGCAGTTGCATCGTATGTCTTAAATTGCGTAGGCATTATCCTATCTCCTTAAAGCATATCATAAAAAACAGAAGCAGCATCTTGTTGTTTGCCTGACTTCTGTAACCTTGTACGCTTTTTCTTAATAGCTTCAGTGGCTGCATCTTCTTTTGAGTTTCCTCTTCCGGACTTCTGAACTTTAGGTACTTTCTTTACCGCTTTCTTCTTTGGAGCTACCTTCTTTGTTAGCTTATCATACTCCATAGCTTTTTGAATTACTAAAACACTACGATGGTCTGCTAATTGGTCAATCTCTTCTGGTCGAAAACCTACTGTGGCAGCATAGTCTCTAATATCTTTTTTAATACTAGATTCTTTATTTTCCCACTCTGGTAAAGCCTCAACGAGCCTAGCATACTCTGCTCTTACGAACTCTGCTTTAGCAGTTTGCTGCTGTTGCATTTGTTCTTGTTGAACATATTGTTGTTGCTGTGCTACGCTTTGCACTTTTTCTTGTGCATCCCTAAACTCTTCTTTCTTTATCATGTAAGCATAAGGGTCTTCTGTTTTTAAAGACTCCCAGTCTACACTATTAAACTCGTTTAGCTTGGCCGATTGTTGCTCTTGCAACATCTGTAAACCATTTGCGTACATTTGCCTCTCTTGCTCTAGTTGCATACGCTCGGACTGAATTGCTTCTGTCTCCTTACGCTGCTCAGCTAGTGCCTGAGACTTACGAGTGTAGTCAGCCTGCCTTTGGTATCCGTTCTTAAGTTCATCAATACCAACTTCTAATTCCTCTCCATCTACTTTAATAGTATATTTTAAGTCTTCTTCCGCTACTACATCAAACTCTTCTTCTTCTACCTCTTCTTCGGTTTCTTCTTCAGCTTGTCCTTCCTCTTCTGATTCTGGGGCTTCTTCTTCTACCTCTTCAGCTTCCTCTGTTTCCTCTACCACTTCCTCGTCAACAGGGGTATCGGTTACCTCGCTTGCGGTTTGCTCTTCTGAGTCCCACATACTAAGGATTTTATTACTTGCTTCAGCAGTTGTACCTGCATCTGCTCTATTATTATTTACAACTTCTTGGGTGTTCTCTGCAGAATCCATTGGTTACTCCTCACGCTTAATTAAAAAATTCTTGCTCCTTCTCAGCAAGTGTGCCTGTCTCAAGCACTGACTTTATGTGCTGATGCACTAAGTCTAACGCTTTGATTGTTATATACAATCTGTCTCTTTCCACTTCCTCGGCTACTCTGGTATTTAAGAGATGGTCAATTAACGCTTCTCTTACTGTGGCTAGAGCCTCTACATATAGAGGATGTTCTAAAATCTGTTTAGCTTGGTCTGCCCTTGCTATCTCTTCTCCCTTTCCCATAATCAGTTCCCTATTTTAACTGCTCGTTCCTGTTCTCTTTCTAATTCAAGCTCTTGTTGTTTAAGTGCAAGTTCTGCTTTCTTAATTTCTAGCTCTTGTGCTTTAATTTGCATATCAACACTAGCTTCTTGTTGTTTAAGCTCTAAGTCTTGTTGTGCTATTTGAGCATCAATTTGCATTTCTTGTTGTTTAAGTGCAGACTCTTGTTGTATCTTTTGCATCTTAACTTGCAGCTCTTGTTGTTTTAACTGAGCTTCTGCTTGCTTGGCTTGCTCTTCTGGGCTTGGACCTTGTTGCTGTTGTACATCTTGGTCTCCCGGGTCTGTAATAAAGTCATCTACATTTTTCATACCCATAGCTTTTATTTGCTCGGCTACTAAATTATATACATTCTTAGGTTTAAGTAACATGCCTGCTGCTGGGTGCTGTGCAATCATTTGTATTGTTTGCGACAATCTACCTAAGTGCATAAGGTTCATATCTTTATTACCAAAACCTAAACCAACTTGTGCAGTACAGTCCATCTTAGTTTTCCACTCATGTGGGTATAAGGTAGTCCATTCGTTGTTTAATCTTACAAGTTTTTCTGGTTTTTCAAATTTCTGTACTAACATATATACAGATTGTGCTAGGTCTTTCATTCCTGTTTCAGCAAATATTCTAGCTATTAATTCTATTTTCTGCTGTGCTGCGGTCATTACTTGACCTACGCCTGTAGCAGTTTGGTGAGACTTTAGCCCACCTTCAGATAGACCCATTGAATTCTTACTAACGCCAGTTCGCTCTTCTCTAATACTGTCTAGGTATCCTAGCATATTAAAAGAGTTCTGGTCTAGTTGTGGTGTTCCCAGAGGGTTAACAGCACCCGGTGTGCGTACTCTTACAATACCACCCGGTCTAGAAGTCATTAGGTCATCTAAATTTGCTTGACCTTCCACTACCTCGTATCGCCCATTGTTTGTTAGGTACATGTTGTCTAACAAGTTACGCATTAGTGTAGTCTTAATTAGTTGAAGGTCGGAGATTAAGTCATAAATACTCAGACCGTAAAACTTATGAGGCATTGGTATAGGTGTAAGGGAGGAGAAGGGAACACTATCCACAGCCTCATTATCTAACAGTTCATCTCCAACCTTCGTTACTTTTCTTAGTTCAGCAATGCCATCGTTGTCAAAGTCAACACGCATGTAACATTCTGTAACCCAAATTCCATCGTCAATGTCACCCTCTGGTGCATTGTCTTGTTCTTGTGAGAATCTAGATAATCTCTCAGCTTTATAATCAGCTTCATCATTACTAAATACATTCTCTATTTTACTCTTAGGGTAGCCTTGTTGTATTAACTCAGACTTAGTTCTTTTTACCCTGTGTCCTACAAAACGAGCATCCTCTATTGTTTTGGCATACTTGTTTATTAAAAATTCTTCTGGTGGTACAGCTTCTATTCTAACCTGACCATCATCGTATGTTCTGCGTACTACAACATCGTGTGTTATTTGTTGTGGCTGTAAAGAAATAAGTGCATCGTCTTCTTCTCCGCCATTCTGTGTGTGTTCTAATACCTCAACATTATCTTCCATTAAGAGGGCGGTAAACTCTTCTTCTGTTAAATTCTTATACTCTTCTCTTAATGTCTCACTTGTATCATCCCAGTAGTGTTTAACTATACCGTTTTTTTGTAGCAGTGCATCCTTAAACCATTGATATATAATAGAAAATCCCGGGTTCTGTCTCATTATGACATGGTTTACATAAGCTGTAGACTGCTTTGCCATCTTGACATCTTCAGGTCCCTGTGGTTCAAACTGTACTACCTTGTCTCCAGAAGTAAATATCTTCATAAGACTAGGCATAATCCATTCGATTACATCTGCTACATCTCTTGTGACAATTTGAGAACGACCTTCTTGCTCGTTACCATACTTCTTACCGTAATAACGGTCTAATGCATCTGAGCGTTGTGTAGTAAGTTTACCATCTTTATACCCTAAAGCAGAACTAATCTCTTGCTCTAAGTGAGCAGATAGCTCCCTCTTTGTCATTTTAGCCATAAATTATTTACCTTTATTAATAGGGTATTTTGTTTCTTTAGGTGGTGGCGTGGACATACTGACTGCTTTTATAATATGTTTGAGGTCTTTAATGTCCTGTGCCATTTCTAAAATTTTATTCTCTAACCATTTGGGATTCATTGGCATATACTTCTCCTTATACTATCCAACTTAAATCAGTCTTAGGGAGTTCCTTTCCCCAGACACTATCGTTACCTGTAAATACAACATCTGTTACACACAGGTACCTAAATGCATCGCTAGCGTGTGAAGTCCAGTCATGCACTGGTCGTTGTGACCATATCTTTTTCTTGTCATCATAACTACTTCTATATTGTAGCAACGCTTCTAATCCTTTCTTTGTGCTTTCTGCATCAAACCAGCACTTGTTTAAATAAGTTCTGGTAGTATCTATACCATCCATTACCTTTAACTTAGGTGCTACTTGAAAGTCTATACCTAGGTCAAATGCTAGGTCTCGTCTTGACTTACCAGTAGAAAATTCTCTAACTACTATATCATGTGGTGCTATGTGTGCACCATAATGATAACCCTTTCTGTTAAGTACCTCTATATAATGAGGTAGTCCTTCATTAGAGTTTTCATAATAATCTATAATGTGTACTGCTTTTCCTATAAATTGACAGAACCAAATTGAGGTTGCGTCTGAGACCCCAAGGTCCCATGCTGTTACTACTTGTTTAGCCGGGTCATAAGGGACTTTCCCCACTCGGTCTTCTTCATAAGCAGTTTCAATCTCTTTAGCATAATACGCACCTCTAAGTGCAGCAGACCAAGAACACTCGTATTCTTGTTCAAATTCAGTCTCTGCCATATCCTGTTTCGCAAGTTCCAGTTCTTCATCATCTAGTATCCCTGTTTCACTCGCCTTGTATAAGAATCTGGCCCATCCCTTCTTCTCTGGGGCAGAGTGGTATAAATCATAAAATTCGTTTTTCCCTTTAGGTGTACCAATAAATATGGCATACCCTTTCCTATCTGATAGTGCTGGTCTTATAACCTCAGAGAACATCTTAGGGTTCATCTGAGCGTACTCATCCAATACTACACCATCAAGATAAATTCCACGGAGAGTGTCATAGTTATCAGCTCCGTACAGTTGTATCCTAGCTCCCATGAAGTCAGCTCTTAGTTCCGCTTCATTGAACTTAACTTCTGGAAATACTTTACATAGTCTTTTTAATTCATCCCAAGCAACTGTTTTAGCCTGCTTAAATAGTGGTGCTATGTACGCATATCTAGGTGCGGGTTTACTTTTACCTATATCTTCTACAGCACTCTTGATTAACTGGTTTATAGCAAACACAGTCTTACCAAATCTTCTGTGACATACTACAACATTAAATCTATCTAGCGTTGTGTGTAAATGTCTTTGTAATTCCCTAGGTGTATAGGGTATTACTATAGGTTTTCTCTCCTCTTGCATAAAGTTTAGTGTACCTTACTATCTTTATCCCTTAATATTTGGTTAGCATCTGCAATGTCTGTTTCATCGTTGGCCCATTGTATATCAAACTGTCTATCCTCTACAACAACATGGTGTTTCGGGGACCATCCGGCCTGTGTCTTTAGCCAAAAGGTAGTCATGCTAGGAGATTCCCCACTGACTGCCATTTCGTAAGCAACACCGGCAACTCTTGCGGTACGCTTCTCTTTACCTACTAGTAAATTATGAGAATAATATTTAGTTAGAGTAGCATTACTAATACCCATAACCTTAGATATAGTATGCTGGTCTAAGCCTATAGTAACCATCTCTTCTACCTTAGAATAGTCATCATCAGTAGGTTTATAAGTTTGTCCACGCTTGATTCTAGACTTTTTACCACCAGCTTTCTTAGATTCTGCACTAAGTCCACCAGTTGGTCTACCTTTCTTACGCTCAATTTTAATTACAGCATCAGCTGGGACCACACCCTTTGCAGATGCTACTGCATATCTCAACTCTTCTTCTAATTCTTTCTCTATTTCTCTTATCTCATCTTCTGAGTCTATAGAGATTTCACCTTTATTTGCCATATACTTATATTATACCATAAATTTAAATTAGTTATCCCTTCATTCCTAGAATTCTTACAAAGTTTTCTCTTACCAGTATATATATACTATTAGTATTATTCTTTAGGGCTCATTCTAGGTACTATTATACCAGATAAATACTAAGTAATTATGCATAG